ACGCCAGCAGGGCCGACGAAATTAGCTGCCATTGTTAAGCTCCGGCGCTACCGTAGATGGCGCGTGGATCAGACCAACCAAAGGAGTAGCGAGCAGTTGCCTTGAACTTGGCGTTCTCAGTGTCGAAATCGTTATCCATTTCAAACTGATCACCACGACGTTCAAAATACTTCAGACCATCCTTGATAGAAGTTTGGATGAACCAAGCATCAGGATCGGTTAGATAGTGGTTGATAACAACATTGCTAAACAGACCCATATCCTTGAGGACGTTTGGATCGTTTAGATCAGTACCAACACGACCATCAGCACCAAGGATGCGCTTAACTTCAAAAGTTTGTTGATAAGGAATAACAAGCTTTTCAGGACGAGCTGCGATCAATAGACCACGATCATCACGGAAACCTGCAATATCAATAACAGCCTGCTCAAGAGCAGCTTCTGAAAGGTCAGCAGCAGTAGCAATCACATTAGTGAAGACACCACCTGCAACGTTGGGGTGAGCATTGGAGAGCAGTTGCACACCATCGCCACCCTTGTAGTTGGAATCAAAAGCACGGTTGTAAATATTTGCACCGACGATTTCCTTGGTTTGACGCATTGAGCGGGCAAGCGCCTTGGCCTTTTGGGCACCAACCTTACCATACTGGTCATCTTCGTAGATTTCACGAGTGATGATAAAGCCTAGGGCATACACAACATGGTTGTACCGTGAGGTGAAGCCTTGACGTTCAGTATCGTACTGGATTGGAGCGCCTTCATTCTTAACAGCAGCTAGGCCGAAAGAACTTAGACCGAGATCTTCTTCGTATGCACGATCAGAAGAATTCTTTTCAAACAGTTTGTCCCATTCAACTGGATAATCCGCATACTCTTTACCATAAATGGAATTGAGGCCGGGCCAGAGTAGTTTCGCAAAACTGGAACTAGTAATAACACCTGACATTTTCTATACCTTTCTATTAAACGCCTACAGTACCGACAGACTTGTACTGATGGTTGTTGATTTGAACTAGAACTTTAGTATAGTTGCCAGTTGCATCATTGTCAATCTTCTTACTAACACCAACAATCTTGAATGGTAGAGTAGCAGTAGTACCCTTATCACTTAGATTGAGTGAATGCTGTGAGTTACCAGTAACGGCAGAACCAGCACCCGCAAATAGGTTAGCATTCTGACCAATATCAGCCACAGCAAAAGCATATGCTGAGCCAGCAGCGGTTGCTTCAACTTCAAACAGAATGTCTGGAGAATCTGCAACAAGAACATATTGCTCAGTAGAGGCTGGACGAAACACTGGAGTATCTAGTGAGATAGTACCACCAGACATACGACCGTCAACTGGATCGAGCTTAGTATTGATAATACCAACAACGACACCAACAGCAGGTTGACCCACACCAGCACTACCAGCGGCATGTGCAGTAACATATTGGATACCGGCGGTGTTACCGTCAGCAGCCAGCTTAACAACGTCGCCTACGAATAGGGCAGTAGCATCACCGGCGGCGACACCGTAAATGTTACACTGGCCATTGTATGGCGCACCAGTAACATGTTTAACGGGACGAAAACCGTTAATCTTGGAAGTATTTGGCATACTTAAATTTTCCTTTAGGATTAAAGGAAACCCTTAAAGCTTAGGTAATCTTTAAATTACCGTACATACCTTGAGAAGCTTCCTGTTTCATGGCCTGCTCAGTTTCAGAAATTTGAGCAGCCTTTGCAGCTTGATCTTCTTCGTAGTATTCTTTCTTAGTGCGCATTAAATAAGAAACAGTACCATCATTACTAGTTACACGTTTACCGGAACCAATATCGGAAGGATCAAACACACGAGAATCTCCAACAACTAGGTCAGTGTCCTGAACGAACTCATACCCAGCGGCTTGGAAATTAGCAACACGACTACCAGTGTCATTGACAAAACGATATACATAATTGGGATCTTTATCCCCAGCAATGGCCTGTGGGCCACGTTGATTTAATGACTTACGCGCGACGCGCTCTTTAACATTTCGACTCATTTGACACCTCTCATTTGCTTAACTTGTGCAATATAATCTTCTTTGGACATAACACCTGCACGAACAAAAGTATTCATAACCTTCCGTTCATCATCAGTAAGTTCAAAAGAACTCTTGTTAGCTGCCCCTGTATTAGCTCCCTCAACTGCTGAAGGTTTTACTCTATTTGGATTCACAAACTTAGTTGCGAACCGTGCGCGAACTTCCTTGGTAACATACTGAAGCACTTCTTCAGGATCAAGTCCGGGGTTACTTGCAGCATAACCATTACCGAGAGTATCCGCATATCGACGCATTTCTGCATCTTTTTCATACCACTTGTTTTCCGACACCCACGAAATAAATCGAGGATCTGGTTGAGTGGGAACATTTTGTTGAACAACTTCACGAGCTTTTTGCTCAGCCTTTAGATCGGTAAGTAGCTCAGTAGTTTCGAGATAGCCATCGGAATTGCCTTCCTCAAGATGTTTCTTTTGGAGGGTCTTAAGTTCATTCAATGCTCGATTGTACTCAGTCTCACGAACCTTGGTGTGATGATCTTGGAGCATCTTAAGAGCCTTACGAGTCTCCTTAAGTTCCTTACCCATGTGATCAATCTTACCAAACAACTCACCACGTTCTACGAACTCTTTAGCAGGACGCCACTTATTGGGATCACCTTCATATTCTTCTTTAGGTTTCCATCCCTGTTCGCGGGCCTCTGTTTCAATAGGATCAACCTGTGGGGTTGATTCAACGATAGGCTGTTGCTCTACTTGCGCAGTAGTATTTTCTACTTGTTGTAGTTCTTCACTCATTTTTAGTCCTCAATCTTTGCGAGAATGTCTATATCATTTACCAGAACAAACTCTGTTCCATCCTTGTCTTTAATGACCTTGCCGCTGTAGCGTGCGAAGGAGACACGATCACCGCCTTTCAGAATTGTTGGGTCACTGCCGTAATCAATAAAGGCACGAGGCCCAACTGTAACAACTGTTCCATACTCAACCGCTTTGCGTTCTTTTTCTGTAACCATATCTGGGATAATAATCCCACCAGTCGTTTTAGTTTCAACCTCATCGGGCTGAATCAGAATGGTGTGTAGTAGTGGAACAATCATGCCACTTCCTCCGCAAGATCCTCAATACGAAAATCTTGCAACTCACGATATGCTTGAACCAGTCCTCGCAGGTAATTATCCTGCTGAGGATCTAGTCCAGCTTGCACAGACAAAACATCTTTTGCATCTTCAATACGTTCACTAGCAGCTTGAAAGAACATCTTCGTTACCGGGTCTGCCTTCCAATTTTCAAAATCACTTCGACTTAGAATTGCCATTCTTGTTTGTTCCCTTCATCTTAGAAGTTTGTTGTTGAATCTTTGCAGCCTCGGCTTGATGCTGCATTTGTTGTTGATGACTCATAGCCTGTGTGGCTACATTCATCTGAGCTTGCTGGCCTTGAATCTGCATCTTCTGACGAGCTTCTGCCTGTGCTAGTTGTCCCTTAAGAACCGCCTCCATCTGCTTAGCCTTAAGTTCCTGTTGAACTTGTGCAGCCTTCATTTGAAGTTCTTGTTCTTTAGATGATTGCTCAATTTGTAACTTGTGTTCAGCAATCTGCATATCCATTGCAGCCTTTTGCTGATCAACTTGCGCCTTGGCCTTAATCGCTTCCATCTTAGGATCAGGTGGAGGAGGGCTAGGCTGTTTCATATATCGCTGAGGTTCAGCAATTTCGTGTGCTTCCAGATAGAGTTGGGTAACGGCCATCGGGTCTAACGTCCCTAACTGGAGGATTTGCATCAGTGCTTGTACCTTGGCTTGTTTCTCTTGTGAAGAAACGGCTGTAGGATCGGCACCGGGTATGATGTCGTCCTCTGGACCAAGGTAATCGGACTGTGGAATATCCATATCAATCACAGAAATATATTCTTCAGGATTAAGATAGGTTCGATTTAAAACGTAAATCTTACGGAACTCAGAGGTAAGAGAGCGATACACACGCTTATAAACAGCCGTGAATACTTTCATACCCTGTTCGATAGTAGCCATAGTAGTCGTGGCCGGTGTGTTCTGTCCGGGCATTTTACCCACGAAAATTTCTGCTACAGAGGCCAATTCTTTACCAGACTTCAGTAGAAGATCTAGAAGATTGAATAGGACTTGAGATGGTTCTCTTACTGGTAAGGGGAAGATTTGCTTCTTAAGATCGTCTCCAACAGCATTAACTGCCTTCCACTCTCCCGGCTGGAAGCGACTTTCTCCCATCTTAATTCTAAGTCCTTTGCCAATGAATCCAGCTTGTAGATTAGATAAAGACCCAGCATCAACCAACTGATTGATAATAGTATTAGCGGAAGTATTAATTGGTCCAAGTAACCTGCCAAACCCAATATCGTAAAACCCGCCATCAGGATTAGGAATGAAACCATATTTAGTGTAGTAATGGGTTGCTTCAATTGAGACAATTTTATTCTTTTCATTTATTACTACTCCGTCCTCGGAAAAACGTGGAACAATTCGTAATACTTTCTGTGAAGCATATTCAACTGTAACAATATAAGGTTCGGAATAACCATCCTCATCTAGATCAAGATATGTATGTTGCTCTAAAAGAAGATACGGAGTTGTCTCATCATCTACTGAATTTCGTTGTGCGAAACCATTTACAGAAGTTGTTGGATCTTTTGAATCCACACTTGGATCACCAAGTTCTACATCTAAGTAGACACCCTGATTAATCCGTTCCTTAATTTTGCGTTTGGTTACGGGAATAACTTCCGTAATCCGTTCCGCATCATTAATGTTACGACAAAAATAATTTACTACAAGTGTCTTGGGTAGAACTAACTTAGAACAGTTACGTTGCTTAGCTGCATCCCAATAAGTTTTCTTAAAGCATGTACCAGCGATTGGCAATGCAATAAGAAGCTTATCCATATCCTCTTCCCAATCTTCCATCTCATCAAGAATTTGATAAGACATGTGTTTGGAAATACGATCAGCTCGTGCACGCTTTTGGCCATCTTGATCATACCCAACCACACGACACTTCACAATCTTTCCATCCGATGGAACTAGTGTTGGGTAAGCGCGGGCTGCGAACTGCATAGCTGCTGTTGCAAGGAGTGGATACTTGATGTTTGCCGCATTGGGCCAAGGGAAAGTTTTCTGAGAAGTGATTTGTAGAGCAAGCTCTGTCCAACTTTTCAGATCTTCTTCCCAAGGTCTGCGAGATTCTAGGTCAGTTTCATATCCCGCCACGGCGTCGTTAGCAATTGAAATCAACTGCTCATCCGACAAGTCTGTGGCAAGATTTGTTGAGGCCAAGATTTTTTCTATTTTCATATTTAATAACCTGTTAAGGGATCGCGTCCAAGATTAGACCAATCAGAATCTTCACGTTCTTCGTTATATTCTTCTTCTTTAATCTCGTCTTGAGTTAAACCCTCAGTCATCAGATCAATCAGAATACCTTGATAGGACAAAGCATCAACAACGTCATCATGCTTAGCTCGTGGGAAAGACATACACTCATCTTCAAACGTGAGCCACCAATCTGCTTGTTTATCGAACTTAACCATCCCAGCACGCATACGAGCTTGAATGGACCGTGCACGCTGAATCTTGTCCTGCCTGTGGGGCTTAAGCATTAGCACATTCATATATGTACCTGTCTCAGCCATCTCACGATTGAGATATGGACCAATAGCTTTCGAGATTTGCGTGTCTTCAATACCCACTGCAAGAGGGTTATACACCTTTTGTAAGGACATTAGAGTAGCAACGATCTCATCACCGGACAAGCGTTCTCTAATGCAGTTGACTATGTGCAGTTGACCATTACTATCCATCCCACCAACAAGAATTGCGGTGTAGTCAGCACGTTCCTTTTCGGAAATTGCCAAGTCGGCTGTAATGTAGAAGGTTTTATTCTTCTTGAGATCTTCTGCTGTCATTGTAAGGAAGTCACCCTTACGAAAATATCTGATAGAGTCGTCTACTGGGTTACACAGAATCTCACATGCGTAGACTTCTGGGATACCCTGCTCAGCAAAGTCCTCTTTAAGCTCCTTGAAGAACTCTTTTGTCTTGCGCTCAGGCCACAAGAGCTTTGAGAAGTCATGATTATGTGCACGATACTTAACTGCCCGCCACATACCCTTCTTTTTCTTGGACCAAATCTTCAAATCTTCAACAATTGTATCTTTTGCGTTCTCTCTTGGCATCAAAGCTTCAAGAGGATCGTCCAAATTCATTGGTGTACCAACAAACCGGA